TATAATAAGTTATAGAATAAAGAGAAGGAAGTTGATATGTACTACACTTACACTAAGTCGCCCATCGGTTGTTTCACTGAGAAGGATCATGGCCAGTACTTTGAGTACTCTATGAACAAGGACACTGATGACTACTCCATGTGCATGGTAGAGAACTATCCTCACAAGGTGTGGGTAGGACGTACTGATGACGAAGGGTGGCGGTATGCAATCGTCAAGAAGACTGTGGCCTATGTGGTGACAGATGAAGATGACTATGGTATGCCGGTGGTAGAGAAGTGGATGTTGAAAAAGAATAATGTTTATCTAGCATAAACACTTGACAGGCATCAGAGACTATGGTATAATAGTCATGTACTAGAGAGAAAGAAGGATTAGATTATGAAACAGATTACAGTAGAGTTATCCAAGTATCACTTGAAAGGATTGCTCGAAGGAACCACCACAGTAGAGTCAATGCGTTTCCCATCATGGAAGACTGCATGTGCTTGGGCTGGGCTTGTGACGATGAACACATGTGTACCTTATGTCGTACTCGGTATGAGTGGAGAGAACGGAGAGGAGGCAGCCTTCTAAGTATATAACAAAACAGTCTAAGAGAAGTCTTGACTTGTTAACAGAACAATGGTATAATAGGTACATAGGGTAGAGAGTCTACTGGAGTCTTCGGACTAGGGCGGCAGCGCCACTGCAAGACTCTCGCACATCTTAGAGGGTACTCAGCACCCCCCGTCAAGACTGGCCGGGCAAAAGTAATCTATACAGAATGCAAGTACCTAAAGATTTATATCAATCAACTCAAAGCATTTTCACAGGTTCGCAAAGGGCCACCCCCAAAACTGACACAAAGAGGTTTACATGAAATACAAAATAATCGCGGGTCATTCAAACGTCCTACCAGAGTCGATGAAAGATGAATGCAGTTCGGAAGAATTCAACACCATCTGGGAGTGTGAAGAATGGATTCACAATGAAGTAGATCATCGAATGTACAAGTACGCACTCCATCTAGATGCAGACACAGAGGAAGACTTGGATCGGTTCCGTGAGATCGAAGCTAATCTAATGACAGTCATTCATCAGCATACAGGGGAGAGTGTTCCCTTCTACAAGAGTCGCAGAGTTTTACCCAAGGAGAATCTGAATGACTTTGATGATGAGTTCGGAGACATCGAAGCAGTTGAGAAGCAATATGTCAAGCCCATTCCTATGAACCTTTTAGAGAAGAAGGCAGAGTCCCTTGTCATTCTTATGGAAGAGTGTGGTGAGGTTATCCAAGAGGCATCGAAGTTAATTCGTTTCCCTCAGAACTTTCCTCACGCACTTGCGAAGGAGATTGGTGACTTACAGTGTATCATGGACATAGCAATGAGTATCCATGACATTAATCCTATGGACGTTATGCGTTACAAGCGTGAGAAACGGATTAAACTCGAAACTTATTCTAAGTTAGTTTAGACTCTTTTGTTATATGCATATAACTTTTTGTTAAGTCGTTGTTTTCATTAGAGTTTTCCTTAAAACTATTTTCATTCTATTGTTGACTTGTTATCGTAACAGTGATATAATAGCTACATAGAATGAAGAACAGAAGAGAACGATTATGACAATAGTAAACGATTCAATCAAACCAGCAAAGATTGCACTTCCTCCCCACCTAGCCAAGTTCCTTGATGCGAATGGTAACTTAACTAAGGATGCTGAGACAAGGGTTTTAGCAGGTCAAAAAAAACGCGGTACTACTCGGTGGTTGACTACTGAACAGCTATTGGAGAAGACACTATGACTACCCCATTTATTGCAATACCATCAATCAAAGAATTTAAGGGTCGTATCCCTTCGGGTTATGACCTTGTTATCTACGAAACAGAATGTTCGCCAGTCGATGGCTACGTTCTCTACGGGTTCAATGAGATAGGGATGTTCGCAAAAGACTTTGTAAGTCCAGCGTATGGTTTCCTTTCAAGTGCATTTGATCACACAAACGAATTAGGAGTAATGAGCGTATGAGTATGACTCGATCTGAAGCTGGGCAAGTGGCAAGAGACTATGGACTCACCTATGATAACCTTGGCGACAAGTGGGCACTCTACTACCTAAAGAAGTCAAAGTCCATCAACACTAACCGATTGCAGAACAGCGGAGTAGACAGTGGTCGATCTAAGGTCTATCAGAGTGAGTTTGCAGTTCAACGATTGTATCCAGAGTGTTCAAGTAACCTATCCGAAAAGGAATGTCAAAAGTACTTTAATCGTATTGTCAAGTCAAAGACATATCAGTCTTTGGTAACGGGTGATCGTGGTATGAGTGACCCTCAATTACGTTTTATGAAGGCCTCTCAGAATGCTCGTGTTGCTGGACAGGCAAGTTACTATGGGATTGCACTGCGTCCCAATCACGGAACCAACAAGTACACCATCATCCATGAACTGGCACACACGGCTGGGAACATGAATCACGATGTAGGGTTCCGACAAACATTAGTGAAGTTAGTCTCCCGTTTCTTGGGAGTACGGGTGGCGAAAGACTTGAAGAAAGAGTTTCGCTCTCGCAAGTTAAAGATGTCCGTTAGTCAAACCATTATGTCCCCTTTGAAATGGTTAGAGAGTTATGAACGTATGGAGAAAATACGCAATGAAATTCGATGAGTTAAAGTTTAAAGAAACAGAAACACCCAATGGTGTTCAAGCCCTTGTTCAGTTTGGAGGGTATGAGTTATCTGTTATTAAGAATGAGATGTCCTATGGTAACAAAGAGGGACTGTATGAGATTTCGGTTTCTAAGTACTACAAGATGACTAAATCAAGGTTGCAATGTGAACTGCCTGGCATTACTCGTAAGGGTGATACTGTAAAGGGATTCTGTTCGGAGTCTGACATAGATAACATCTTAATGAAGATGACATCGATCAGTGGTTCAGCTGGATTGCAGTTATGATTGAGACAGTATTGTTTATAGTAGCAATGCAACTCCTTGTGACTGTCGTGGTAAGTTACATGTAATGTACATTGTAGTATACATTGTAATGTACATTGTAGTATACATTGTAATGTATATAAAACAAAAGGAATGGTAGAGATGCCCTTCCTTTTTTTAATTTAGTACTCCTGATTAAATCACCTAAATACTTTTAAGGAGATTTATAAATGGCGACAACTGACAACACATTCTTCGCTGGCCGTGACGGGTTCGTCTGGTGGTTTGGTGTAATAGAAGATAGAAATGATCCACTAGCATTGGGTCGTGTACGAGCTCGTGTATATGGTTATCACACAGCAGATAAAACTAAACTTCCCACAGTAGATTTACCTTGGGCAGTTTGCGTACAACCAACTACATCGGCATCTGCTGGCGGTATCGGTATGTCTCCCACAGGGCCTATTGAAGGTTCATGGGTATTTGGTTTCTGGCGTGACCCAGACTTTATGCAAGAACCTATGGTGATAGGAACAATTCCTGGCATCAACTCTCCTGAGTCTGCACCCACAGGTCAATCTCCACACGACTACTCCCCCAATCAAGAACTACCTATTCCAGAAGTAGCTGCTTCTACAACACTGGGCGATGGTACTACAACAGAATTTTCTACACCAGCAGATACGACAGACTCTACAGTACTCGTTAAGATTAATGGAGTTGTGCAAGCAGCAGAAAACAATCCCCCCGAATCTCAAAACAATATAGAGATACCACCTGACTCTTATTATGGTGATGGTGTTACAGTGGAAGCAAGTGCATTTGAAAGGTCAAGACATAAGACTAGACTTGCTGCTCGTATTAATGAGATCGCACCAGAACTGCGTCCCAAGTTTGTTAAGGGTGTTCAAACCTTCCTTGCTAAGAATGAAGATTATGATTGTATTATATCCTATGCATACATCTCTTCTGCACAGCAACAAGAACTACATCGAACATATAAATCTGGTGGGAAAAATGCAGCAAGGCCAGGCAGTTCATGGCACAACTTCGGTGCAGCGATTGACTTTATTATTACAGATGTTTACGGCAATGCGCTTTGGGATAAGACTCTGTATGAAGGTATTGCTCGTACTGCATTCTCCACTGCAGGCTTGAAGAATGATATTGAAAATGATAGCGGACACTTCTACCCTAATGAATTTCCTAATAAGGTTGATGATAGATTGAAATCAAAAGAGATTACTTTGGCAGAATATTCCACAGAGAGGGGAGTTTCCTAATGTCGTATAGAATTGAAGCAGGCAAGGTAGTCTTCCAAGATGCACCAAGAGAAGGTTCTGAAGTTGAGATAGTTGTATCCACAGTAAACACTCTTAAAGGATTTACTGACCCAAGAGGGTTCTATCCTCGTAGAGTTAATGAGGCAGACACTAATCGACTTGCGGTTAACGATGCACGAAACCAACACCCTGTCAACAAGTTTAAGAAAGATAATCTAGATGACTTAACGGGCGAACCAGCTCCGTCTTACAATGCACAATACCCTTTCAACCATGTACGGGAAACCGAAAGTGGTCATATTCAAGAGATGGATGATACGCCAGGCCACGAGCGTATTCACGAATACCATCGTTCTGGTACGTTCTACGAAATACATCCAGACGGAACTAAGGTAACAAAGATTGTTGGTGACGGGTTTGAAATCGTTCATCAAAACAAACATGTTCGTGTTCGTGGTAACATGAAAGTCTTTGTTGATGGTGATGCGTCTTTGTATGTCCGTGGCAGTATGGATGCTCAGGTTGATGAGAACTTAAATTTCAATGTCGGTAAGAACATAGACTTCCATGCAGGCAAGAACATTCGTATGTTTGCAAATGAATCTATTGAGATGACAGCACAGACAACTATGGCACAACAGTCTGTTGGAAAGTTCTTACAACAATCTGTAGGGGATATGCAAATAGTTACTAGTGGTAACTTTACAAATTCTGTTCATGGTAACTATGACATGGTGTTGGATGGTAATTCCCTCACAGATATTAAAGGTACACTTACTACCAACATCACGGGTGCAGTTGCATTGAACACAGAAGTAACTTACACTGTCGCATCAACTGGTGCAATGGTACTTGACACTGCTGGAGCATTGAACATAGGTTCTGCTGGTGCAATGAATCTTTCTGGTGCGACAATCGACTTGAACTCTGTTACCAGAAGTGCGGTAACGATCACTCCTATTGTACCTCGCACAACTCCATCCCCTGCTATTGGTGAAGACATTACACCAGAAGTTACATTCATGGACACTGGAGATATTGCAACAGGCATTCTACCTTGGAGTATTAATATTGGTGAGTACGAGCTTGATACATTCTCTACAAAGATTGCTGCAATGAAACTTGCAGACATCAAGGCGGATAAAGCATTCATCCCTCTAACTGAATCAGATAGCTTCTTTGCAGGTGATGATGAAGAGAAGACTGATAGTGATATCAAAACTGCAATTGAATCGGGTGAGGTATTGCCCTCGACTTTCTCTGACTACTCTTATAATTCACTAACAGGAAAAATTAATACCAGTGGCGCAACTAGAAAGGCTGTATCTTTACCTCGCATACCAGATGAAGGTGAAGAACATGGTACGTTAGGTTCTGACTTTATAGCGACTCCAGTTGCAACTTCCATAACATCTTCAGCTGAGATTGCACAAGCAAATTCTAAGTATGATACTTCTGGTAATGTTATTGGTGGGGTAAACTATTCTCTTCCTCTATCTACACACTTCACACTTGGACAACTATCCAAGAACTCTGTTGTCGCATCTTCGACAATCGCCAATGGTGGCAATGAAGGTAAGACACAGAAACAAATTATTGACAAACTTAAAACTCTTGCGGTGCATGTTCTCGACCCAATCAAAGAACAGTATCCTGATATGATAGTCACTAATGCTTACAGAGGTAGGGCTGGTACAAGTCAACATAACATTGGTGAAGCTGCGGATATTCAATTCCCTGGCCTCGCAAAATCTGGATACTTTGCAAGAGCTCAATGGATGAGAGAAAACATTCCCCATGATAAATTGATTCTTGAATTTAAGAATACAGGTTCGGGACTTCCTTGGATACATATATCTTGTAAGGAAACTGGAAACGCTGCTCTCATTTTAACAATGTATAACCATAGAAACTATAAGGAAACTGGTAAGTTTTACCAGTTGGCATAGGAGATGCCAGCAATTTGCAGAGTGGGTGACGCACTAAATACAGGACACAGTTGTAGTACTACGTCAACTATTGACACAGCTAATACTGACGGAACTGTTAAAGCAAACGGAATAAATATAATAGTTGTTGGTGCTCCAACAGTTTCACATACCCACACAGGTGACAGCTGTCAGACATCTCATGTAGTTACCTTGTCTGCTGGTTCTGGTACTGTTAGTATTAATGGCAAGAAGGTGGGTAGAGTGACAGACGCAATTGATGCTGGTGCAATGACAGCAGGCAGTGGAAATGTTTCCACTGGTTAAGGAGAAGTAAATGTACGAGTACACATGTAAGATAGTTAAAGTGATTGATGGTGATACCACAGATGTTGATATTGACTTAGGGTTTGGTGTTTGGTTACACAAACAACGAGTTAGGTTCTTTGGTATCGACACACCAGAATCTAGAACAAGAGACTTAGAAGAAAAGAAGTACGGACTCGCATCAAAGGAATATGTGTTGAATGCCATGCCTGTAGGTTCTACTCAAACCTTAGTCACTGTTAAAGATGGTAAGGGTAAGTACGGAAGAATACTTGGAAAGTTCAGATTGGAAGATGGTAGTATTCTTAATGACAATATGATTAAAGAACATCATGCAGTAGCATACTTCGGACAATGTAAAGAAGATATTGAAGATGAACATATTGCAAACCGATCTTTCATTAATCTCTAGTTTTCGTTATAAATAGAAGTAAGGAGATTTACAAATGGCGTTGACACCGAATTCTTTTACTGATGCATCAGCATCAAAGTCTAGAAGCACCAGAGTTTATAAGGATATCAGTCTGTCTTTCAGTAGACATCCTATCACTGGAGACATTGCTAAACTGTCTGATGCTGATGCCGTAAAGAGAAGTGTAAGGAATCTTATAAGTACAGATTTCTATGAACGCCCTTTCCATCCAGAGATTGGTTCTAACATTCGAAAGACTTTGTTCGAGCCTGTGGATACGTCAACTGCTGAAAACTTAGCTACATACATTGAAGAGTGTATTTCAAACTTTGAACCTAGAGCAGAGTTATCTTCTGTACAAGTTAATGTAGCTGGGATAAACGGATACCATGTAACCATAGAATTTTATCTTATAAACTCTGCAACTGGTCTTGAGACTCTAGAGATAGGTATGGAGAGATTACGATAATGTTAAAACAATTAGAAGAGAAGAGTAACTAATATGGCAACCAAACTACAAGTCACAGAGTTAGACTTTGATCTAATCAAAAGCAACCTCAAGACATACATGAAAAATCAGACTGAGTTTTCGGACTATAATTTTGAAGGTTCTGGTATGACTCAAATTATTGACCTTCTCGCATACAATACTCACTACCTCGCAATGAACGCCAACTTTGCAATGAACGAAGCATTCTTAGATAGTGCAACTCTTCGTTCTTCTGTTGTCTCTCACGCAAAGGGACTTGGATACACTCCTCGTTCTGCTCGAGCTCCTGTTGCATATGTTGATGTTACTTTAAATTCTTCAACGGCTGCAAGTGCAACTCTTGCAAAGGGCACACGATTTACTACAAAGATGAATGGTAGTACATTTGGATTTGTAGCAAACGAAGCAATATCTACTACTGCAACAAATGGTGTTATGAGATTCATCAACGTGCCGATTTATGAAGGTACTCTTATCACATCCAGATACACAGTAGATTTAAATAACATTGATCAGAAGTTTTTGGTTTCTGATGATCGCGGTGACACTACCACATTAAAGGTATCAGTACAAACTTCTGCAAGTGATGTTTCGACTACAACCTACACCCTTGCAACTGACATTACACAAGTGACTTCTGGTGCTAAAGTGTATTTCCTTCAAGAATCCTCAGACGGAAAATTTGAAGTATACTTCGGAGATGGTGTTATCGGAAGTTCAATCTCCAATGGTAACATAGTTCAACTTGAATATATTGTCACAAACAAAGACAAGGCGAATGGTGCAAAGTTATTTTCTACAACATCTGTTGCTGGCGAAACTGATATAACTGTTGCGTCATTGGTTATTGCAACAGGTGGTGCAGAAGCAGAAACCATTGCATCTATTAAGTTTAATGCTCCTCTTGATTATGCATCACAGGGTAGAGCAGTAACTACACAAGATTATAAAACAATACTTCCAAAAGTATATGCAGGCACTAAGGCAGTTCAAGTATGGGGTGGTGAAGATAATGACCCACCTATCTACGGACAAGTATTCCTTTCTGTAAGAACTAAGTCTGGTGTTAATTTAACACAGGCTCAAAAGAATAGCATTGCATTAGATTTAAAGAAATACAATATTGCATCTATTCGTCCAATATTAGTAAACCCAGTAGCTACGAAGATTAAACTGAAGGTTGACTTTAAGTTTGATAGTAAGACTACCACAAAGACTGCTATTGATTTAGAAACTCTTATTAGAAAAACAATATCAACTTACAATTCAAGTGACTTGACAAACTTCGATGTTGTGTTTAGACACTCCAAACTTTCTAGATTGATTGATGGTACAGACCCTTCGTTACTTTCTAACAGTACAAGACTGTCCCTCAATCAGATTATTACTCCAACGCTAAGTGAGTTGACTCAATACGTCATTAGTTTTAACAATGCATTGTATCATCCACACACTGGACATAATGCTGCGTTGGGTGGTATTACTACTTCTACTGGATTTACTATTTCGGGAAATACCAATACGATTTATTTTGACGATGATGGTGCTGGTAAAATCAGAACTTATTATCTAGTTGGTGGTACTACCAGAACATATGTTGACACAGCAGCTGGGACGATTGATTACACTAGTGGAAAGATAGTAATTACATCTGTAAATATTACTTCTGCAACTAACACAGATGGGACAATATCAGTTGATATTCTTCCTGCTTCTAACGATGTTGTTTCTGTTAGGAACCAGTTGTTAGAAATTGATTTATCAAATACAACTGTAAATGGTACAGTGGATATTGTTGCTGCAGGCGGTTCTTCTGCTGGTACAGGTTACAGTACTACACAAAACACATACAGCTCATACTAGCAAGGTACAAGGTTTTAGATGACTAGTTCGACTTTAAAAAATAAAGTATCACCACATATAAACGAGCAACTGCCTGGCTTTATTAAGTCAGACCATCCCCTGTTCTCATCATTCTTAAAACACTACTATGAGTTTTTGGAGTCTGGTGAACTTGTCGTATCTGGTTCTAATGATTATGTAATAGAAGAGACTATCACAGAGAATTTCATTCTTAGTGAAGATGGGTTGAAGGTTGTTCTTGAAGCATCTATCGGAAAGTTTAGTGCTGGCGAAATCATTACTGGTACTAAATCTAAAGCTACTGCCACAATACTTGTAGATGACTTTGATGCTGCCAACAGATTATTCATAACATCTCAACAAAGATTTGAAACTGGCGAAATCATAACGGGTGCTACATCTGGTGCGACAACAACTGTTGTGTCGTATCGCGCTAACCCTGTTCAGAATATTCAGCAACTATTAGAATACGCAGATGTTGATAATACTGTTTATAGTTTTCTTGATAATTTTAGAAACTCTCTTATGGAGTCTATTCCCAATACCTTGGCAGAAGGTACTGAGAAAAGAAAACTCATCAAGAGTATTAAAGACTTGTACGCAGCAAAGGGTACTGCTGATGCACACAAGCTATTCTTTAGAATTCTTTTCAACGAAGAGCCTGAGGTAATTTATCCTAGAGATAATTTATTACGAGCCTCTGATGGTGAATGGTCAACAGACAAAGTAATTCGAATTACTGAAACTGGAAACTCTGATTTCACAAATGCAATTGGTGAATTTGTAACTGGTTCGACTTCTGGTGCAAAGGCAATTCTCATAACTGTCATTAAGTTTAGAGAGGGCGAGGTTGACATTGCTGAACTTAGTCTAGACGAAAACTCTATAGTTGGAGCCTTCACAACTGGTGAGGTTATTCTTTCAACTGACACTAACCAAGATTTAGAAATTGGTGGTATAGTGAAGGGGATTGTTACAGGGCTATCTCTTTCTGATAGAGGTTCTTATTATGAAGTTAATGACACTGTTAATATTGCTTCTGGTGGCAATAATGCTGCCACTGGTAGAATAGAATCTATTCAGCCTGGCGATGTAGATGATATTTTAATTGAGAGTGGTGGTACTGGATATGCAATAGGGGACGCGCTTGTATTCAATAATTCTGATACATCTGGACAAGGAGTTGTTGCGAAGGTTGCTGTAGTTGGTGGTGGAATAAACTTAGAGTCTGATACTTCGCCAGATCAAATTGTTACTGAAGACAATAAGAATATACTAGTAATTCAGAGTGACAATTTCGAAATAGAAGATGCCACATTAGGTAATGCATACTTAGTGATGGAAGATGGAAACAATCTTTTCCTAGAACAGAGCGGATCAGTACTCACGGAAAAAACTTCTTTAGATTATGCATTAGAGGAAGGAACTTCCCAAGACCTCACTGGTGATATCATCATGGAAGATGGGTTGCAGCTTCTTAGAGAAGATGCAGATATTTTCTTCACCTCATTAGAACAAACTATAGGCGAAGCAGACCATCTAGTACTAGAAGATGGTACACAAATTGTTTTAGAACCTCAGACATTTATTGACTTGAGTGTTTCTGCTGAAGTTGGTCAAATTACTAAGTTAGAGATAATTAACACTGGTAATGGTTTCCTAAAAACTCCAACTGTCACTGTATCAACTTCTGGTGGTACAGGTGCAGAATTATATGCTGTCTCAACTCAATCTCCAAGAATTGGTTCGATAGGTGATGTTTCAATAACAAACTTTGGTTTGGATTATATCACGCCACCAACTGTATCTTTTAACAGAAACTTTATCATAGAAAACTACTCTGGCACATTTGTAAAGGGAGATACTTTAACAAGTCATTCTGCAACAGTTATAAACTTTGACAGTTCAAGAAATTTACTAAAACTACAAACTGATATAACATTAGACGATGGAGATGTGATAAGCACAATCACAGGCGCAACTGCTACAATTGTGCAATCTAATTTTGCTATTGGTACTGTTGACATTGGTACTATCGGTGCTACTGTTGGAAACTTCGCAACGGATAGAGGTAAACTTTCAACTGAAAGTATGAAGGTTCAAGATAGTTATTACTATCAAGACTACTCATATGTTATTCGTGTTGGCGAGTCTATTAACCAGTGGAGAGATTCAATTAGACGTTCTGTTCACCCAGCTGGTTGGAACGTATTCGGTGAAGTGTCTTTTGCAACTCAAGTGGGTGCAACTATTCAAGTTCCTGCTGCTGGTACAGTCAGTGGATTCACAGGGGATGAGACATTCTCTCCAGAACTCGCATCTACGTTCACTAACCTATTCACTACAATATTTGGTAGACGTTTGGGTACTTCCACTAACACGACTCAAAGAGTTAATGCTGGAGTAGGAGTCGTTTCTCCAAGTGGACTAACTGATAGCACAAGAGATGTTTCGTTAACAAGTGACATCAGTGTGAAAATGGATGGCCCAAGGGGTTCACAACTTACAGGCCCAACACTAGAGAATGTTGCACACTATGCGTTCTCGGTGCATCCTCAAACTATTGCTGCGGTGATACCAAATCATCGTGACCCTAGTGGAAGGAAAGTGACTGATTCAAACAACCAATCACGCGACCAATATACACTAGCACAAATTGGATTCATTGGAATTAGAGAGATAGTAAATGCAGATGGAACTATTCCAGAAAGTGCATTTGCAAAAAGAATTAACATCATGCCTCCAAGTGAGATTATAGTTACTACTAGCTCGAAACGATTTAGTTCTACTACTGTAAAATTTGATGCTAACGTAGAAACTTTTGACAAAAACTAACATATAAGTCTTATAAATAAAAGAAAGAAATAAGGGAAACTAACATGGCGTATCAAGCACTAGGATTAGGTACAAATGCAAATGACGGAACAGGTGATACTTTACGCATAGGCGGCGATAAGGTTAATGACAACTTTGTAGAATTGTACACTAAGTTTGGTGATGGTAGTACGTTATCAAGTAACGTATCAGTAGGAGGCAACGCTGCAACAGCAACTATTCTTGCAGCTTCAAGAACTATTGCTGGAGTAGCATTCAATGGTAGTGCTGCAATTACACTTGCAAGTACAAACTTGAGTAACACAGCAGCCATCTGTTTAGCCACCAATACATTAACACTCACAAACAAAACATTGACTTCACCAGTTATTGGTGGTACTGCCACTACTGCATCTGGAAACTTAGTCGTTGACCCTGCATCACAGATATT